CCCTTAAGGGGGTAGTAGTAAAGTAAAGTAGTAAGTAATAGTAATAAGTAATAGTAATGTGGTTAGAGTAAAGGAGGAGTTCCTTGCCAGATCCTGCTAAGAAGGTTAGGCGTGTTATGACGGCTAAGGAGAAGAAGTCGTTAGGCGAGTTGGATGAGAGGACACAGAAGAAGAGGAGGAATCAGGAGAAGTTCCTTGAAGGATTGAAGGAGACAGGGACGATACGGAATGGGTTGCGTAGGGCTGGCGTGATACGGTGGACGTACAGGGAGTGGATGGAGGATGACCCCACGTTCCCTGACAGGGTACTGGATGCACGGCAGGAATTTGCGGAGGCATTGGAGGAGGTTGTCGTGGGAATTGTTATGGACCCGGACACGGTGAAGAAGGTTCCCATCTTGGCAATTACGCTTTTAAATGCTAATCTGCCTAATAAGTATCGCCCGACTGCGATTGTGCAGGATGAGGCGGCTAGGGATTTGCTCAGGGAGTGGAGGAAGGCTGCGAGGGAGCACCCACAGGAGGTTGCACAGGTGGCCAAGAACTTTGAGACTCCGGTGGACCAGCAGATTGATGAGATACTGAAGAGGAAGCAGGGTGGTGGATGACGATACCAGCAGTCAGGCCCCTGTATGAGACGGGGGATGACAGGACACGCGAGACTGCTTTCGTAGAAAAGCTGTGCGTAGCGTGGCGTTGTGATGCCCGGAAGCTTCCCATGCACTACAGGCTGGACTTTGCCATGCTCCGTGATGGTATCATCAGGGCGTTTCTGGAGATCAAGGTACGGAAGTACACCAAGGATTACTTTGGGACGTACATGGTGTCTATGGCGAAGGTGCTTGCGGCACGGGAGTACTCAGGGTTTGCAGGTGTGCCCTCCCTGCTTGCCGTCAGGTGGACGGACGGTGCAGGGTTTATTGCCCTGAGTGACCTGAAGAGCTTCGAGCTGGGCTTCGGGGGCCGTGAGGACAGGGGTGACTCTCAGGATATGGAGCCCGTGGTCTTCATACCCACGGGAGATTTCAGGGATCTGGAGTTATAGCGTGGCGAAGCCTAAGAGTATAGCGAAGAGGAAGAAGATGCGGAAGAAAGCCCGCCATCAGGATAAGGTTGGGAAGAGAAGATGACTACTAATGTGAACCAGATCAGGGAATGGTTGTCGGGATGGAACGGGGAAGCCCTGCTGGCAGATGGTTTCGAGGATGCCATAGTAGGGATATGCGAGAGGTTCGGGGCTGTGCCTGTTGTGGCGTATGACAGGGATAAGTGTATAGAGATACTTATGGATCGGGACGGTATGGAAGACGAGGAAGCGGTGGAATATTTTGAATTTAATGTTGCGGGGTCTTATGTAGGAGATGGTACCCCTGTATTCCTGACACTGTGGGATAAAGAGGAAAGTGGATGACTACTGCCACTAAGGAAACTCTCACTTCGTACCTGTATGACAGGGTGGGATTCAAGCCCACTCCTTCACAGGAGATAATACTGGCATCGCCGCACCGGTTCAACCTTGTTGCGGGCGGTGAGCAGGCAGGGAAGTCGATGATAGCGGCGAAGTACCTGCTGGCTAGGTTTCTGGAGACGGAGGGCAAGGGACTTTACTGGCTGGTGGCTGCGGACTACGAGAGGACACGGGCAGAGTTCACATACCTTGCGGAGGACTTCGAGAAGCTGGGAGTACTCAAGGAAGTTTCCAAGCGTGTAGACCCCGGCCACATCACGCTGGTGGATGGCACACTGATAGAGACAAAGTCGGCGAAAGACCCAAGGACTCTGGCCATGCGTGCGCCCGATGGGATACTGGGATGCGAGGCAAGCCAGCTAGACATGGAGACATTCTTCAGGATGAGGGGCAGATGTGCGCCGAAGAGGGGATGGATGTTCCTTGCAGGGACATTTGAAGGGAGCCTTGGGTGGTATCCCCAGATGTTTACCGCTTGGGCTTCGGGTGCAGAGCCTGATGCTAGGGCTTTCTCCCTGCCGAGTTATACAAACTCCCACCTGTACCCGGGTGGTGCCAATGACCCGGAGATTCTGAGACTGAAGGAGGCATCGAGCGATGACTTCTTTATGGAACGTATTGAAGGCAAGCCTTCTCCACCTCGTGGACTCGTATTCACGGAGTTTCGACCTGATATGCACATCAGTGAACTCGAATACGACCCCGGATCTCCCGTGCACCTGTGGATGGACCCCGGATATGCAGGGGCATACGCCGTCGAAGTCGTGCAGGTCAGGGGAGAACAGATTTGTATTATTGATGAGATATATGAGCAGGGACTGGTGACCGACGAGATCATAGATATCGCACGGAGCCGACCGTGGTGGAAGGATGTCCACTTCGGGGTAATAGATATAGCAGGGACACAGCATCAGGCTATGGCCGCACCCACCGAGGTGTGGCTGGCACAGACAGGGCTGTACCTTTCAAGCCAGAAGATCAGGATTAACGAGGGAACGGAACGGCTCAAGGGGTGGCTCAAGGTGGATGCCAAGACCCACGCCCCGAGGATAGTCTTCTCCCCTAAATGCAAAGGGGTGCTGTCCGAGTTCGGTGCCGTTGCGTCTCCTATAGACGGTCAGACACGGGCATATAGATGGAAGGTTGACCGTGATGGTAATATAGTGGGTGATACGCCCGAAGATAAGAATAACCACGGAGTGAAGGCTTTGATATACGGGTTAGTAGACAGGTTCGGCTACGGGTATGTGGAGCACAGGAATAAAATTGCCGTAAAGCGGTGGAAGTAGATGCCCAGACGTAAGCCAGAGGACATCATCGCACTGGTTGACGGCCACTACGAGGCTACGGAACCTCTCAGGGACCGCATGGAAGAAGACCATGCCCTTTATAAGCTTGATCCCTACGATGCGGGAGAGGGATACCAGAGCTATACATCGAATGAACCCCAGACATTTGCCGACAAGGTGATGGGCTGGATATCTGGAGCGGAGATGACTGTCAGGATTCCCCACGACGGGGCTGACGAGGAACTCCGTGAGAAGAATGACCAGAAGGAACGCTTCCTTATAGGGATACTAAGGTCGGCAGACGAGCGTCTGTGCTCCCTGATGCAGCCTAACCTGCGTGACCAACTTGCATGGTACACGGTTATAAGGGGATGGTATGCAGGCCGTGCGCTACTGGCCAAGCGCGATGATGGTTCCACCTATGTGGATATCACGCCGTGGGACCCGCTTCATACCTACTGGGGCATAGGCCCCGACGGACTGGAGTGGGCGTGCTACAAGATGGTGAAGACCAAGGACCAGATCTTCGCACAGTACAACGTGAAGGTGGACTGGGATGCACGTCACGATGCCGAGGGCTCCTTCGTGTATGACTTCTACGACAAGGAGATGAACACCATCCTTGTCCATAATGGCGATACGAACAACCCGCTGTATAAGGTGGCGAAGAAGCAGACACGGCATGGCGCAGGCACGGTGCCTGTCTTCCTAGGCCCGGTAGGGGCCAACCCCCTGATAGTGGGGATGAATAACACATCGATTATAGACACTATAGCGGATATGGGAGAGAGCGTGTTCCGCTCTACAAGGAACCTGTACCCGAAGCACAACCTTATGATGAGCACCCTGCTGGAGCTGACCGCCCGGTCACGGAGGCAGGGATTGAAGGTACGCTCTAGGGACGGGACAAAGACGCTGGATGAAGACCCCTATCTGGAAGGCTCAGAGATTTCCCTTGCACAGGGGGAAGAGGTGGAGCCTCTGGGATTACTCGAAGTGGCGAAGGAGACAGGGGCATTTATGAGCCTTGTCTCAGGCGAGCTGCAACGGGGTTCCCTGCCCCACTCCGTGTATGGGGACCTCCCTTTCCAGTTATCGGGTTACGCTATTAACACACTGAGACAGGGCGTGGATACTATCGTGGGTAAGTACCTCCGTGCTATCGAGAAGGCTTACCAGATGGCATTCAGTATCATAGCTGACCAGTATGCCTCCGGGTCATACAAGGCTATGGAAGTATCAGGTATGGACCGTAACCGCACCTACTTCTCTCAGGAGATTACCACGGATGTGATTGATGGAGCGGGCATGGCAGTGGTACGCCTGATCGGACAACTGCCTCAGGACGACATGACCAAGTTCTCGATGGCACAGATTGCAAGGGAGGGGCCGACTCCTCTCCTGTCAGACAGGGCAATCAGGGACAGGATACTTGCGATACAGGATGCAGACCAGATGGATGACGCAATTAAGGAACAGATCGCAGAGAAGATGTTGCCAGAGGCAACGCTCTGGTCTATGCTACAGGCAGCGGAACGTCAGGGACGCGATGACCTAGTGGACTTCTATATGGGCGAGATGCTGTCGGTGTTACTTGAGAAGAGGCGTGTATTACAGGAGCGCATGAGTGCGGTAATGCCCCCGCCACCGCCCGGAATGGGAGGCCCCATGCCTCCCGGTGGCCCTCCTCCCGGTGGCCCTCCGATGGGACCAATGGGCCCGCTACCCGGTGGCCCTCCGGGCCTGCCACCTGAAGTAATGCCTAACGCTGCTTTGGGCGTGCCACCACCCATGCCTGTACCACAGGCTGGGCCTGTAGTGCCGCCCGGTTCTCCTAGACCCGGTGCACAGGTAGGCCCCTAATGGTTGATTTTGATAACATTACAAAGGCATTCAGGAACATTGTGCCGCTGTCAACTATGGGACTGGCCGCAACATTTGCGATGGCCCTTGGTAATAAGAGTCTCGATCAGGTAGTCAAGGATGAGGTTAGGGCACGGGAGGAAGCGGAGTTTGATGAGTTTGAAACTGACGAGGGTATCGGGGCTGGTGGCAGCTACGAGGATTACAAGGACCTATATCCTGATATCGTAGACCAGACAATATACCAGATTGATAACCCGAATGCCCTGCTGACACCGTGGGGGCCGACACTTACTGATGAAGAGATCGACATGGTGCTGGCAGAGAACCCCAGCATACCCGAACTCCTGTCGGTTGACCCCGGCGAGAGAGTAGAAGTACAGGCAGAAGCAGGCAACTTGCTTGCTCAGGCAGGGGCTTTGATAGATGATTGGTGGGATCAGGGCAGTAAGATAGCCATGTCTGTGGGAGGGAATGCCCTCAAGGTAACGATGGATCTGGTCGATGCTGGTATCAATAGTAGCATTAACAGCTATGATCAGTCCCTTGCCGGTCTGACAGAACAGGAAGGATACACCGTAGCGCACCCTGATGACCCTGAGCTTCACGTCAGTACTCTTGCTGGCTCCTTGTATGCGGGTAGCGGGAGTCATGAGGACTACGGCGACCTCTTCACCGCTCTAGGGGCTGATACGGTAGTGGATGCGAATGAATCGACACAAGTTGTACCTACGTTGTCAACGACTCCTGTTCCTGATCCCTTAGAGGTTCCTTTTGCAGAGCGGCAGAGGGCTCAGACCGCTTTCGATATGATGCAGCACAGCCTCTTACCAAGCCCAGAAGAGGAGTACGCAGCAACGGATCAGGATGTCATCGAAGGTGTTTTTCTCGGCTTAACATACGGGCAATTGCTTAATAGCGACGTGCAATCGTTCTTAGACTACCACGTTGAGTTCGAGTCTGAAAAGCCTGTCCTGCATGACGGTCTGATGGCAGCGATGGAGATTATAGACTTACGGACAGAATATTGGGGCTGGCTTAAGAAAAACAATATACCGGTGCCCTCAATGGAGGACCTAGCCGCCTCAGAGATGATTACCCCTGAGCTAATTGAAAAGTGGGCAACAAACCTCGGCAGGAAGTCTGTGCCCGCGCATCCCCTTTCCTTCGTTGACCCGGAGTTATACGGGCAGCCGATCACTGTTGACGTTGATGATGCAGGCCCTACGCAGTCGGCGCAGGCTACTGCTGATCAGGCTGCGCTGGCAGCAGCTATGACAGAACCCAAGACAGCAGCAGAGTTTACCAAGATATTCTATGAGACTATGGCGGGTGTGCCGGGTGGCAACCACAGCGAAGTGCGTGCCCGTATGGATGAGCTTCAAGCGGAGTCCGAGGTGCTGTTCTGGTTGTGGCACGCGGATAATGCCTATGCCCCTTGGGCAACGGGCACGCAGTATGCAGCAGCAGGGGCTTCGGGAGACAAACACTTTGATCAGGTAGAAGCTATGTATAAGGCGTTCCTCAGCCGCGATGCTGAGGGGGGTGGCATGAAGGGCTATGTGTGGAACCCCCGTGCTTATAAATCCGGGGAACAGTTCACAAAGAGATTGGAGTATCTGTCTAATCTGATGACAGACTACGAGGCAGGTGGTGACCAGTTTGCCGCTGGAGCGTCAATGCCGCTACTCGCCATGTTTGGTGGGGATGATGGCTATAGCCGGTTCAGGATGGGAACTCTGGCGAAGCTAAACGCTACGAGTGGGAACACGGACTATAATGCCTCAAGGATACATGGCGTGATGCAAAAGACAATGGACTGGTGGAGAAAGACGGGTGTTTCCGAAGCGGAAATCTTCCGAAGGATGACGCAGCCCACCGAGGTGGCTACGGCATTTCCGGGGACAGGCCAACTAGGTGCGGGATATGATGACGACGGAGACTTGGGTGGGTACCCGGATGCCTATGGGGTGGACGGGGAAGTCTCGAAGTACGACTTCAGCGATCTGCTGGACATACGAAATAGACCTACATATTACGAGATGGCAACTGACAGGGCTCCGCTTGGGTCAACGGTAAGGGAAGAGCAATACGACTTCACTGATCTAAAGAAACCAGATACATATTACCAAACCCAGACCAGCGGTTCCTTGAGCCCTGATGAGGTTGCTATCCGAGAGGGAGAGGTAGATGCCTACCTTGAGGCTCAGTCTCCGTGGACGAAAATGGGGATTCCCGAGGATTATTTCCTTCAGAGCAGTGCGGCGTTAGGGAAGGGCGAAAAGTTTGACACAGGGTCATTCAAAGGCACGGATACTCGTACAGATATAGGAACGGCATATGGCTATAACGAGGAAGAAGAAAAGAAGCGTAAGGCGGGTAAGCCGTATAGAACAGGACGATGGACTGAAGAGCCCAAGCATGTGTTTGATGCCAAGAGTGCGGAGGATAAGAAGAGGATAATGGCAGACCCGACAGTATGGAAAATGGGACCGATGCACAGGTAGGATTTAATAACACCAAGGAGGTAGGCCGATGGTAAATGGTATTGGAAATTTAACGGGCCAGTGGGGAGGCGTACCGGGATGGGAAACAGCCGGGGCTGGGGGGTATACCGCAGCGGATGTGGGGGCAGGACTGATCCCCGGCGATCTCGCTGGTTATCGCACGCCAGACATGGACTGGCAAAACCTGATGCGGAATGTTGGCCGCACATGGTCATCACGGGTGCCCCTGCAAGACTTACGGAGTCAGCTAGAGACACGATATCAGTTGGAGCAGACCCCCGGACAAACCTTTTCTGGTTTCCTAGGGTCCAAGCTACCGGCTGGGGGTGGTGGGTATGCAAGCCGGATGTATCTTAGCCCAGAGGCACTGAGGGATCGTGCGGCAGAGGCTGTGAGGTTCGGGGGTATGTCAGAGGACGAATTCGGTGCGTACCAAATGGCCGTAGGGGGACCCGAATCGGCACAGGGGTTACGGGGCGCGAGCCTCCGGGATTACTTTGATCCCGTATCCCAGACGGGTCGGGCAAACCAGATGGGCGTGGCCAACCTGCTCGCATTGCAACGCGGCGGTGGCGGGCAGTATCAGGGCAGGATGGCAGGGGCAATACAGGATGCCATACAAGCTATGGCTGCGTCACGCTTTGGTCAAGGGTATGACCCCGGTTCATTCCTGAATTGGTATCTACAGCAGTAGTAAGGAGTAGGCCATGACGATGCAGAACTCTGACATGTGGAAGGACTGGCTGGCTAGTGGGGTTCTTGAGCAGTATGAGCCTGCCCAGTACTATAGCTCGCCCACGGGCATGGCCTTTGGGCAGGGTAGTCCGCGCAGGCGCAGGTACTTCTCCAATGCTTACGATGATATTTTCAAGGAATACCTAGGGTCGGCTGGCACTTCCCTGCGTGGGGGGCAGCAGCCGACAAGCTTCATGGAGTTCCTTGAGACGGACCCGTGGACCAAGAGGTACTCGTCCTTGCCGCAGCAGAACAGGGGTGTAACAGGAATGGCGGCAAATCCACGGACGAGATTCCTATATAACTTCTAATGGGTAGAATTACGCTAGAAAAACTACGGGCGATGGGGAAGCCTGCTCCTGAGGCACAAGCCCCCTCATCGGTCTTGGGCACTACGCTTAGCAGCCTAGAGCGCGTTGGTAGGTTAATAGGTGCTTATGGTGGTGCCGGTATTGCCACTAGTCTTCCGGGATGGGCAGGGCGGTTTATTCCGGGCGTGAGAGACTGGCTGCCTGACCCCCTAGACATCCCTGAAGCAGCGCGGCAGTTCGTGGATGTCAGTATGCAGGGTGACGTGGATGCTGGTATTGAGGCATATCAAGATGCGATGGCCGCAGGGCCCGGTTTCTGGGGTGCTTCTGAGGCGATTACGGGTGCGATTGCCCCAGTGGGCGCAGCGGCTGTGGGTGGTAGGGTGTTAGCAGCAGCACCACAACTGGGAAGGTTTGCTCCGTATGCTGTTGGCTTAGGTAAGACCCTGCGTGCTCCGTGGGAGATTGAGGAAGCGATAGGTCGCGGGGCAATGCTACCCTTCAAAGCTGGTGCGCGTTGGTTACGCGGCACTCCCCCACCTACAGCTCCGTTAGCAGAAACAGTACAGGAAGTAGCACTTGATGTCCCTCCCTCTGTTGTGGAGAGGGTTGTCCCGACAACGCGCAGGGCAGAAATACCCACTCCGCTGGAGAGGGCGAGGGTGAAACAGGCACAAGGGGAGATCGACATAGGGGAGCAGGCACATGAGGTTCGTGGCAGAGAGTCTAAAATCGCCCATGATAAATATAGGGTTGAGTATATAACTGGCAAAGTTCGTGATTTAGAAAACGCTATGAACCTAGACCCGTCTGAGCTCTCGGATATACCGGGATACAGCTACTTCGAGAATCAAGTAATAAGGGCGCGCCAACAACTGGAGATACCTTCTGTAAGAATGAGGGTGACAAAGGGCGACAGGCGTGTCTCCGCTGCGGCGAAAGATGTTCTTCGTAAGGCCGACGAGATGCTTGCCGACCTCAAGGGCAAGGCAACGCTGGTGCAAAAGGACCTAGAAAGGTCTGAGTTGATGGTCCGTGGCCCTAGGGCCAAACAGGCAAGCCTTCAGTATCAGCAAGACATGAGGGAGTCCGAGATGCTCCAGATGCCGGGGAGTGGCCTAGTAGATGAGGCTGATGACCTAGTGGGACTGCCGCTACCAGAGGAGCAGGTTGCGCCCCCAATGCCCACAGAGGGACCCAGTGGCCAGTATGGGCCTGAGGGCCCGTTGATGACTGACCTACAGGATATTGGCGAGGTCATTGATATCTCGCAACGGCCAGACGTGGGCCGCAAGCTTGCCAACTTCCCTGTCATAAAGCAGATATATGGTCCGCTGAACCGTGCTGCGGTAGCAGGGAAGGTAGAGCTACAGGCACTCGTTGGCAGAGCCATCCTGATGTCGCAGGGTCAGCAGAAGACTCAGGCGGCAATGTCAAGGCTCAGGGAACTGGGTAGCTTTGAGGATGTCTTTGGCAAGGTAGACAAAGATACCGGGCTTATTGCAGAAGACCCTGTAAAGGGTGCGGGAATCCTTCCGTGGGGCGGTCGGGAAATGAGGTTGTCTGGCAGGACACCCGGCATGGTCAACCCGCTTGCAAAGTTAGCCCCTAACGACATACGCACTCGACCTGATGACTTTGCTGGTATCACAACTCAGAAGCAGAAGGACTGGATTAAAGTAGCGCAAGATATTGAAGATGCCAAGTTGAAGTTCCTCGATGATAACGGCATTGATGTAAACGAACTGGGCTTTGATGAAGGCGGTGTATATGCGGGCAGGCGCGTCTATGCCAAGAAAGACTCTAGTGGCAGGATTATTTCAACTCAGTCATTCTCCTCTCAGCCGGGGCCGGGGCGGGTAGGGTCAAAGATGACAAGTGAGGGCGAGCGGCAATTTGCAACTCAGGCCGAGGCTCTGAAAGAAGGGTACATGTATCTCCCTGAGGACGAGGCCCTCGCTCTCAATGTGCAGGCTGCGTATAACAAGGTAGCTAACAAGAAATTCTTGGATTGGTTGCAGGCGACTATTCCCGACACGCTCCCCGAAGGCGAGGCGGGACTCACCATGCGCAAGCTGAGCGCGGAGGAGTACAAGAAGATACGGTTCGGTGAGGAATATGTAGGAGACTTAGGCCCCGGCTTTGCAGGGGATGTGTTTGGTGGGGATAGGGCTGGGGAAGCGAAAAAAGCACTGGAGGCAGGACTGCACCCGCAATTTAGTAATGCGCTGGGGAAGGTGAATAAGGTGAATGCCCTAGGTAGGTTCTTCACCCTCGCTGCTGACGTGAGCCCCTTTAATATACAGCTCCTGTTCTTGTCTGGCTATAGACCGGGGATAGTGTATACCAAGGCCCTGCCGGGGTTCTTCAAGGCGATGGTTAACCCTGAGTTTCACCAAGCATACATGAATAAACACCGAGCTACCCTAGCGCGACATAATATACTCACTACCTTGCAGGGTAACGAGATGACTGAGGCAATGGAGAAGGGCGGGATCTTGCACTCACGGGCCGTTACTCCTATAAGGAAGCTCTTTGAGCCGTTCCAGCGTGGGTTTAACACGGCTCTAGATGTAGCGGGTGTCGAGCTTGCGGAGGGGCTTGAGCATCTGGCTAAAAACGCCGATGGCTCTGTTGATGCTGCGAAGATGGCTGACGTAGATGCCTTCATTAACGAGATTCGTGGTTTAGCATCCAGTCAAACTGTAGGCGCGTCAGCGCAAGTGCGTCAGTGGGAAACAACACTGTTACTTGCACCACGGTACAACAGGGCAATTGCGGCCCTGCTTTGGGATGCAACTCTTGGGGTTGTTGAAACAGTGGGCAGGGGTGGTCCCCAAACCATGCGGACGCGGTTAGCACGCGACGCAATGGTGAAATCTATGTCTGGGTTAATGGCACTCAACACGGCCATCACCACAGGGAGATATATGCTGAGGGTGGACCGGGATGACTGGAATATGGCCGATCTCCAAGATGATATAGGAGAGCACCTCGACCCCAGATCATCACGGTTTTTCACTTGGGATGTAGGGGGTAGGAACATAGGCCCCGGCACCAAGGTAAGGAGCGTCATACAGCTTCTTGGCAGGAGCTTCACAGACCCCAGTGCATTTGACCCCCGTAACATAGATGACGCGGGAGGGTTATATCAGTTTGCCATGAATAACCCTACCGTAAAGTTCTTGCGAGGCAGCCTTGCCCCTGTTCCCTCTGGAGCCACAGACATACTGTCTGGGTATACCTATATTGGGGAGCCGACGAGGGGCGAGATAGGCGATCCAAAAACATACTTGAATGCGGCAACAGAAGTGGTGTTGCCAGACATAATGCCTATATGGACACAGGCACTGCTGCTTGAGGGTGGTTCGATCCGGGAGAGGGCCGTTGGGGCGGGGGTGGAGTTCATTGGTGGTCGCGGCTCCCCGATGTCAACAACACAGCGTATGCAGGAGATGCACAGGCTTGATCCTGCAACACGGGACACACCTTATGAAGAGTTGTCGCTGTCACAGCTTGACGAGTATTCCGATAGGGTGGTAGAGGAAACCGGGGACCGTGCTTACCGTGGGCCTAGGGGCAAGGATCTGATGGAGAGGGACAGGATTAAACAGCTTGCCGTTGCCGATATGGCAAAGGCAGCGACACACCTGAAAGACACGCCATTCTCTAAGGGGCATCTTGGTAAGTATGTCAGGGAAGAGGTAGGGAGGATAGAGAGAAACAAGTTCAGGGAGCTATATGGCAAGTGGAATGAAGACTTGCAAAGGATGCAGGGAGGAGTCTATGAGAGACTCTATCCCGGTCGGAAGCGCGATGAGCCAGAGAAAGATACTAGGGCCCACATCCTGTGGCGATACTACAAGATGTATGACGATGCGACTGTGAAAGAGGAAGTGGCCCCCTCGGTAGAGGGAATGCCAGCGACAAAGGCGGGGAGTCTGGATTTCGAGAAACTTGATAAACTGGAAGCGGATTTGTGGGGATCTCTGGATGAGGGCGAGAGAGAGTGGCTGCTCAACAGTATCAGGCGTGACGAGCAGGACTACCCCCCTGCTATACAGCAAATGAAACATGCTAAAAGGTGGCTTGGGGCTGTGAAGGTTGACCTAGAAGGTATTCCCACTGGGTACTGGGATATACCCGAACACCCCTCTGTTAAGAAAGTAATGCGATTAGCGGTGCCCGAACTTAGCACTGAAGAGATAGACTATTGGTTTGATGCAACATCCAGCGTGAAGGAGGGCCTTGAGGTTCAACCTCTGTATAGGCGACTAGCTCAAGTAAAGTCGCAGATGGAAAGGGGCACAGGGCCAGCTACTGGGCTTATCAAGCAGTTTAAGCTTCAGTTCCTGAATGCGGCACCAGAGGGCTGGTACTCTACTATGCTGATGTATGGATATCACGTTTATGGTGAAGGCCGTGGGCTGGATGCCATGAGGGAGGCATATATGGAGGGGGCTCCATTGCCCACGGTACCCTATGAGGAACTGTATGAGGAGAGCAAGATGGCCATGAATGGAGTGGGGGTTCCATAACAAGATGTTGTGCCTGTTGACGGAATGGTGTATATATATAGAGGAAAAGGAGACTAGGATATGGTAATGCCAGAGGAGCCACAGGAAGTAGAGCAGCCAGTTAACTATCTGGATGAATCCGATCCCGATGTAGACGCAGGTCTGCCACCACCACCCGAAGATACAGACGGTGGGAATATATCAGGAGCTATGGAGGCCGATGCGCCGCTAGTTAATGCGCCTGCTGGGGAGGCACAGGCACCACCTACTGCCCCGGCGGCTCCACAGTTAGACGAGAGGATGGTGCAAGAGGTACACCAGCGACGTGCCTTGGATCATCTCCAGCAGTGGAGGGATCAGGTAGGGCAATCAGCTCGCCAGTACGAGCAACGTCTGTCGCAGGCAGGATACTCCCCTGCTATGGCTCGTGATCAGGCGCGTCGTTATGTGCAGCAGGAACAAAGGTTTAGAGAACAGGGGCAGGAAGCTGCTGAAATCTTGGGGTTTGTTGAGGGCAGACAGGTGGCTGCTATTCATTACCTTGAGAAACACGGGCTGGCTGATAAGCAGATGCTTAATGACTTACGCTTTCTGCAACAGACCGGCACCCCTGCGGAAATGGAAAAGGAAGCTAAGCGCATGAAGGAAGACAGGGCCTTACGGTCTGAGAATGCGCGGCTAAAGCAAGGACAGGTCCCGGCGCAGACCTTCGACAACAGTCAGGGGTCAGCACCGGCATCGTCCAATGACCAACGCTTGCTGGATGCTTATATTTCAGGTGACAGGTCAGAGGCGGCTACTGCTGCCGTCAAGCGTATGATGCAGTGAAGCTAGTATAGGAGGTGCGTAATGGCACAGACAGCAACTACGGGTAATCTAGAGAATGCTCAAAGGATCATAATCTCGACTGCTCGTTACACAGAGGAGCATAATGCTCCAGCGATGAACCTGATTGAGCAATTCACATTGCCCAAGGGTTCAAAACAGGTCACTGTTCCCAAGGTGGGACAGATGGACATGAGCGACCTCGTTGATGGTCAGGACATCATAGACGAGGAAGACATCGGGATGACCACGGTAGACCTCACAGCGGCTGAGGTCGGAGCCAAGATCATCATCACTGACAAGCTGGCACGGCAGAGTGCACAGAATGTGTTCTCCATTATAGGGAGACAGCTCGGTGACGGCATGGCGCGCAAGAAGGACAAGGACGTACTGGCTCTCTACAGCGGATTCAGCACCGACATTGGTTCAGCGGGTCGCGCCATGAGCCTTGCAAACGTGTCCGCAACTGTGGCGTATGCCAAGGGTAACAGGTTCGGGTCACAGGTCTACATCGTCCAGCACCCATTCGCGGTGTGGGACATTGCCAACACGGCAGTGACGGCATCGACCACATATCCCGTACCCGCAGGGTGGTCCGCTGACCTGCTCGGCAACTTCTTCAGTGGGCTAAGACCCATTAACGGAGTGCCGATATTCGAGGATGGAAATATCAGCATTGACTCCAGTGACGATGCTATAGGCGTTTGCGCTGACAAGTCTGCCTTAGCCGTACTCAAGAGTGTGGATACTAGGACAGAGCGACAGAGAGACGCATCCATGAGAGCGACCGAGGTCGTGATCACCGCAGACTATG